CCGATGACCGTGTTAATTTTTTGAATTATTATTACACGGCGTATAAGTTGTGCGAATTATTAGGCGAAACTTACTATTTGGAGTTCTTTCCTATGCTTAAAGATAGAGAGAAAAGAATCGAACAGGATAATATTTGGAAACAAATATGTGCCGAATTGGACTGGGAGTTTATACCTACGATCTAATTCCACTTTTAAAAAAGTTATGCGAAGCGAAGAGCCAAAAGTTGTGGAAATGTTTTACAAATAGAAGAGCAAAAATTGTGAAAATGTTTTAAAAAAGTGGATATTATAATAATTTAAAGTTTTATTATTTTAATAATATATGTCTGTGACAAAATATACAAAAAACCAAGTAATTTTAAGCGATATTTGTAATGAAGCAAATGAATCTTATTATGGTGATATAACAACAAAATATAAACAATCAGGAGTCGACATAGGAACACAACTATCTTTAAGCACATTTTCTACCGTGCCCGGAACAATAACACCTTGTAGGTATACAGCAAATATTAACCAATACAACACTGGTTTAAATTGGAATGAATCACCTACTCCACCAACAACAGCTGCTTGGACTTCCGTTTCAATTTCAAGCGACGGACAATATGCCGTTGCTTGTATTCAATTTGGTCAAATTTATTTTTCAATTAATTTTGGGCAAAGTTGGTCTGTATCACCTAGTCAACCGACATCATCAAATTGGAGGTCAGTTTCAATATCAAGTAGCGGACAATATGCCCTTGCTTGTATTAATGGTGGTAAAATATATTATTCAAGTAATAATGGTCAAAGTTGGTCTGTATCAACATCTTCTGTAACAGCAAGTTGGAGTTCAGTTTCAATATCAAGTAGCGGACAATATGCCGTTGCTTGTTATAGTCCTGGTGAAATTTATCATTCAAATAATTATGGAGTAACATGGACTATAGCAGTTGGTAATCCGCCATTACAGAATTGGATTTCACTATCAATATCAAGTAGCGGACAATATGCCCTTGCAAATGGTTATTATTCAAATAGTTATGGAGTAAATTGGACTAGTACAAGTATCGGATCTTACGTCTCAGTATCAAGTAGCGGACAATATGGTGTTGGGTCTCTTAGTAATGGTAAAATTGCTTATTCAAATAATTATGGAGTAACATGGATTGAGTCAACTACTCAACCAACATCCGCAACTTGTATGTCAGTGTCAATATCTAGTACTGGACAATATGCCATTGCTTGTATTCAAAATAGTAAAATTTATTATTCAACAAATTATGGAGTAGATTGGACTGAGTCAAATTCTCCATTAACTAACAACTGGTCTTCCGTATCAATATCAAGTAGTGGACAATATGCCATTGCTTGTATTAATGGTACTAGAATTTATTATTCGTCGAATACTTCAACAAGTTATACAAAAAAAGAATTAACAACCGTGTTTGAACCACTGTATAAGTATAATACTTGGAATTTGTCTCAATTAATTAATAGTAACTCAGCACCAATAGGTAATTTAACGTCAGTCTCAATATCAAGTAATACAGGACAATATGCCATTGCTTGTATTCAAAATGGTCAAATTTATTATTCAAGTAATAATGGAAATAATTGGACTGTATCAACTGGTATACCATCATCAAGTAAATGGACCTCAGTCTCAATATCAGGTACAGGTCAATATGCCGTTGCTTGTATTGATAATGGTCAAATTTATTGGTCGAATAATTATGGGCAATCATGGACTGTATCATCAAGTTCTCCAGTAGCAAAATGGAGTTCAGTATCAATATCAAAAAGTAGTCAATATGCGGTTGCTTGTAATCAAACTTCAAATAATTTAACATATCGTTCAATTGATTATGGACAAACATGGACATCATCAAACATTCTTCCATCATCAAAATCATTATTAATGTATTCCATATCTATATCAAATGGAGTTAATGCTGTTTTGTCTGGATTGGGTTACAATTGTAGTGGTATATGGTATTCAATTAATCAAGGTCAATCATGGAGTGAATCAAACGTACCAGGAGGAATTTTTGTTTCTAATTATAATTTTAAATCTGTATCTATATCTGGTGACGGAATATATGCCGTTGCTGGTGATAATTATCCTATTAATGGTCAAATTTGGTATTCAAGTAACAGTGGACAAACTTGGAATGCGTCATCAACTTCTTCACTATCAGATTGGACTTCCATCTCAATATCTAATAACAATTATGCCATTGCTGGTAGAGATGATAGTCAAATTTATCGTTCAACTGACAGTGGAGCAAATTGGACTGTAGCAAATAGTTCTCCACCAGTAACTTGGAATTCCGTCTCAATATCTAATAACAGTTTTGCCATTGGTTCTAGTAACAACATTTATCTTTCAAGCGATAATGGTAATAATTGGGCATTACCTCCAAGTACGTTAACAGGTAATTGGAGTTCCGTTTCAATATCAAATAATAGTCAATATGCCGTTGCGTGTATTAATGGTGGTTCAATTTATTATTCAAGTAATTATGGAGTAGGTTGGACTGTATCAACATCTTCTCCACCATCAGATTGGCGTTCAGTTTCAATATCAAATACTGGACAGCATGCCGTTGCTTGTATTAACGGTGGTCAAATTTATTATTCAAATAATAGAGGAGTAGATTGGACTGTATCTAATTCGGGACCAGGACCTTGGTATTCAATATCAATATCAAGTAGTGGAAAACATGCCGTTGCTTGTATGATTGGTGGTCAAATTTTCTATTCAATTAATAATGGAGTAAACTGGATAGCATCAAACGCACCATCAGGACCAAATTGGAGGTCAGTTTCAATATCCGGTAGCGGACAATATGCCATTGCTAGTAGTAGTAATAAAATATATTATTCAATAAATTATGGCGTAAATTGGACTGAATCAACTACTCAACCATCAGGATCATCACCTTTGATTTCAGTATCAATATCAAGTAGCGGACAATATGCTGTTGCTTGTTTTAATGGTGGTAAAATTTTTCTTTCAAGTAATAATGGAGTAAATTGGATTGTATCAAATTCTCCATCAACTAACTGGACTTCAGTTTCAATATCAAATTCAGGACAATATGTCGTTGCTTGTATACAAAATGGTCAAATATATTGGTCGAATAATTATGGAGTAGATTGGACTGTGTCAAGTAGTCAACCAGGATCATCAAATTGGTCATCAGTCTCAATATCAGGGATTGGACAACATGCGCTTGGAACTATTAATAGTGGTCAAATTTATTATAATATTGCTAGAAATTAGTCTGTTGTTTTTTATTCATTCACATAATAATATTATTATGTGAATTATAGATTATTTATTTTACTATTCGATACTATTTCCATTACTTCGTGAAATGTGCATAACTTTTACAACTTCGTAAAAAAGTGAAGCAAAATATACATTTAATTATTCATTTTTGCTCCACTTTTTTTAAAAGTGGAAAAAGTGGATTTATAGACCACCAGGAAACCCTACAAGATTTGCTCCAATACCAAATCCTGCGCCTGACCTAGCACTTACCCCCATAACAGGAATATAAGTATCCAAGATGCTAAAAGTTGCCGCCGCAGTCAAAGCAATAAGGATAATTTCCTCAATATTTAGGGAGCGTTTAGGAATAGCATAAGCAGCAATAGCCACCATTAAACCTTCGACAAGATACTTGACAATTCTTCTTACAAGTTCACCTGTATTTACTAATCCGTTCATTTATAATAAATAAAAAGAAAAAAATATAATATATGCGATAAAAAACTTAAAAATAAATAAGTAATCTATGTAAAATGAGTCATTCTAAAAATAAGAATAAGAAACCAAGTTTTGAGAGAAAACAAGTAAATGGGAAAACAAATCCTAAATATGTGGATTTATTGGAAGAAGATAAACCGATTGCTGGACAAAAATTTGTATGCGTCTCTTTTGTGTCTCCTGAAAATATTTTGAAACAAAAGGAGATTTATTTTTTCGAAAAATTCCTAAAGAAGTGGGATTTGAATAAATCAATGGAAAAGTTTGTCCAGTTTCTCAATTTTGTTTCCTATAAATACAACATGAATTTTGATGAATTGTCGAATGATTTCAAGGATTTCATCAATGAGGAGAAGGCCAATTTAGCACAAACTAGTATGGCAGATGAATACAAGACATTTTTGGACAAGAATGAGGAGGAGTTGGAGAAATCATTTAACATTGAGCAAAATTTCCAAACAAGCACTCGTGGATTAAAAATTCGCGGAACCTATCCCAGTATGGAGGAGGCGGAGTTGCGTTGTAAAATGTTGCGTGAACTAGATCCCAATCACGATGTTTTTGTCGGACCTGTCGGTCTCTGGATGCCATGGGAACCCGAGGCGTACAAGACGGGTCGCGTTGAATACATGGAGGAGGAGTTGAATCAGTTGATGCACGAGAAGAAGAAGAATGAGGTGAATGCAAAGAATACTTTTGACCAGCGTGTGAAAGAGTCGAAACAAAAGGCGATGGATGAGAACATTAAGAATGCGGAGAAGTCGGGCAACACTTTGACACAAACAATTGATGATAAGGGAAATTTGATTGGAATCAATAATATTAATACACAAGAGAGCTCATTCAAGGACAGTGATACTATTTCTGCGGCGGATATTCGAAAAGAATTGTTTGAGGGAGAGAATATTATTGTAGGAGATAGTGACCATGGACAAAGTTTGTTGAAGAGCGGACCATTTGCGAATAAACAAGATTCTTTGGACTTGGTGGACTAAATCCACTTTTTCCACTTTTTCCACTTTTAGAAAAAGTGGAGCAAAAACACCCATTTGTAAGCAAAACGAAGAACAAAATAAATCTAAAAAAGTTTTGCTCCACTTTTTCAAAAAGTGGAAAAGTTGATTATTAGGTGATGTCCTATAGAAGAAACAAAGTGCATTAATACGTGATAAAATTGCGCGACATCGTCGTCCAAAGAGAAACAATAATGTGTACATTGAAATCCATAATAGTATAAAAACATGGTTGATAAAAATGTAAAAACTATTATAACCGCGTAAAATACTTGAATTGGTTTTTTAATATTCAAGCATTTTTTATAAAAAAAATAACCACCATACAAAACAACAATTATACATGCGATTTTATCAAAAAAATATGTTAAATTTGTTGTGTTAGAATGATGAAAGAGAGAAGTTATTGTTAAAAACATAAATGCCGCGGCATACAAATAATTTTCATAAAATAAATTATGCGCTACATTTGTCAGAAATATTAAACTGGAGTAAAAAGTATTTGGTAACGAAGTATTGAGTAAAGGCGACGAAGTATTGTCTACTATTTCTTCATCAAGAGAATTCATTATATATTTTTTATATAATAAATTAAAAAGTGTTTTACTGTATAATTTAAATAATACTATAATAATAATCTTCATTAATTATAATTTTATTTTTAACACATCGACTCATTTTAGCAGTTGAAATGCCTTCAGATAGCGCTGCTTTTGCGATTGTATCCCATGTAGCAAGTAAGATGTCTGTTTTGTCTTCTCTCTTAAATACTTTTTTTCCGGTAGATGATATTAGTTTTGGTTTATATTCATTTTGTTTTATAGACAATCCATAGTATCCATCATTATTACCTTCACTAGTCCATACAACTGCTTTAAGAGCATATGGTGACGCATTTAAATATTCTTTGATTTCTTTCATATCATTTTCAGATAATTCTTTGCCAACAGAAACTTTCCATTTTTGATATTCACTTAGTAAAACGGAATTTAAAATTTTTCCACAATCAGAAAATTTACATACTTGAAATATAAATGTTTCAACGGTTGAATTTTCATTTGTTTTTTTATACTCAACTGGTTTTAATTTAATACCAATGTAACCATGATTACCTTCAATGCGTTTTGGTTTAAATCGTATATCCAAATAATTTTTAAGAGCATGAAAAACTTCCTTTGAAGGTTTAACTTGACTCCATAAACGATATCGTCCTTCAATATTTACAGACAAATCTTCAACATCTGGTCTTACAACACAAATACTATTTACAAATTCATTAAATTTTTTATTCATTTCATCTTCTGGTATTAACACATTTTGATAAACGGATTGATTATCATTATTAACAGAAACAATTATTTGTTCTTTATTTTTTAACTTTTCATTTAATTCATTTATTTCAATATTTTTGTTAGTAATCATTATTTCTTGGGACTTATTTTTTTCTTTCAATTCTCTATTTTCATTTTCCAAATCTTCATTTAGTTTCATTATTCTATTAAAATTATCTATACTATAGGTTTTAGAATGAATAATATCCTTGATGTATTTAGTTAATTTATCAATCGTAAAATTTGTTGCGTCATAAGCAATGATTTCTGTTTTGTTTTTTCCATTTAGTTGTATACTGCGGATTTGCCTTTTAATTTTTGGATATGTTTTAATTAGATTTTCAATTTCTACTTTATTTTGAACTCTAAACGCATCAATTAATTCAAAATTGTCGTAACTTTTACGATGGTCGTGTATTCTGGTTCCTAGGTCATTTGTGTGACCAAATTTTATTAGTTTTTCATTTGCGTCATTTGTGTTGTCAATTGTTCCCAAATATATACATTCAGTATTCAATGGAAAATGAACAATTATTGCTTGTTCTACCGCTCGTTGTTTTTCTTTTTTAGAATTTTTAATTGTTATATCTTTTTCCAAAATAATATTTTCCTTTTGCTCTAATTGGAGTTTTAATTCGTCTGTTTCTTCTTCTACAATTTGATGTAAAACTTCTTCCATTTTCATATAATATTCATGTATTTCGCCCGCTTTTTTTGTTTGTGCTTTTAAACATAATGACTTGAAACATTTAATGGTTAATAAAATGGTTTGTTTATTGTGTCCGCCATTTTGTTTAACAGTAGGTTCTTGTTCCGAAACTGCTCCCGAAGTTGCGTGAGCAAGATTTTTATAATCTATATCTAATTTAAAATTTTTTTCTAGTACAACCTTTGCATGATATTTTTGTTGAAAACCTAACCATTTCCATACATCATCTAAATCTACCACAAAATCTATATTTTTATCATAATTTAAGTAGCAATAAAAACTACTTACAAATAATTGTGATTCAAAATCAGTAAAATTATCTTTAATTTTATTTATTAATTTGTTATTATAAGCGTTTGACAGTTTAGAGATTGGATTTTTCTCTATGAGTTCTACTATGTTGAGTTCTTGCATCTTATTATATACTTTATAATAGGATACTCTTTAAGTTGTTATAACTGCTTATATATTTTAAAAGCGGTTTTTATAAAAGCGCTATTCTTGCTTATCCAAATTGTAAAGCAAGATTTTTACCATTTTGTCTTTTTAACACTAATTTTGGGTCCCTGTCCCCTCTTTTTCACATTGGCAGGGTCATATTTCTCTTCTTCGTCGTCAGAATTGAATCCTTTGGACAAATCCCAGAACTCTTTTGACCCCAATTTGAACTCATTATGACTGTCTGCTTTATACCAGAAGACCTGGTCATGTAGTTTATTTGATTTGGAGTTATTATTTATCACTAAACACTCGTAATTTTCAGTACATTGGTCCATCACTTGACAAAATGACTCGAATGTTGGGAACATACCCGCATAATTCTCGTAAATTCGCTTTCTATTTGCGATATATGGTTCTCTTAATATAAAAACATAATCTATATTGGTTCTCAGTGTAGGTGGAACGCCTAGAGGATATTGCATTGTGATGACTAACATGATCTTCCAGTGTCTCCCGTTCATAAAAATTAACCGCATCATTTTATCGCGAGTCCATGTTGCGTCATACAAGCAATCATCTAAAATAACAAAGGCTCGCGGGTCGATAGTGCTTCTTTTATATGTTTCCATTTCCTTCTTAATCTGCTTCAAAACAGTCCTTTGTCGTTTCAAAATATTTTCGATAATTGCTGTATTGTACTCATTGTGGATAAACAATTTTGGAACTAACTTACCATAAAATCCGTTACCCTCTTCAGTCCCCGAAATAACGGTTCCAATGGGGATTTCCTGATGGTAATAAAGGAGGTCTCTTACAAGAAATGACTTGCCGGTATCACGACGCCCAATTAAGACAACAACGGGACCCTTATTTTCATTGGGCTTAAAACTGATATTTTTCATATCAAATTTTTTTAATTCAAGTGTCATATAATTATACTACTAAAATATTTGTATACAATAAATTAATACGCATTCCACTTTTAGAAAAAGTGGAGCAAAATTGCTTCAATTGACTTATTCCACTTTTTCCACTTTTAGGAAAAGTGGAGCAAAATTGTTTCTAATTAGGGGTTTTGCTCCACTTTTTCTAAAAGTGGATTTTCTAAAAGTGGAAGAATAAGTTAAAATCATTTAGAATTTATATATTAAGTTGCTAATATGGTAAACATGAATTATCAAAAAAGAAAGAATCAAGAACTTTTCAAAAGTTTAGAAGATTCCAAGTCCCTTTTTCTCTCTAAAACCCAAAATTATATCCCAATTTATAATTCCTTTTTCTCCTTAAACAAAACAAACTACAACAGTATTAATCTGAATCATAAATGGTATATTTCTTCAGTCAAAGAGAGAATCGATGAAGACTTTTATTTGTTTGACTGTAGGGTGAAAAACATAGACACTCAAAAGGTAAAAGACAAGGAAATATTCTTCAAAATGGCGCCACTCTTGGACCCAGTTAAGTATTTAATTGGTAAATACGATGTAAACGACCCCACATTTTTAAAACTTCCCGACATTGAATCGTGCGAAAATGACACAAATTCTAAATTAATGGATTACAACAATTCCGCATATGTAGACGGACTCTTTGTTTTTCTCTCTAGTAATTTAATTTACACAAATAATTTTATAAACGGAGTGGACTATTATGGTTCTTTTTTATCAATAAAGAATGATTTCAATTTGAATATTTACGATGATTTAGAATATTTAGTAACTTCTGATTATTTTAATAAAAACAAAAATGTATTATTCTCCGTTGAAAACTACGACCATATTTTTAAAGACGATACAGTATGTGACAAATTAAAACCAATTAAGATATCTCATGATTTAAGTTCAAAATCAAATTTATCTGCTAAATCATTTGACAATGAAATGTTTGAGGACATTTTTGAAGAAACCAACAATACAATCAATTTGAATGATTTGAAGGATATGGACGCTGATTTGGAAGACATCACAAACTCAAATATGCTTGTGTCTTCAACAAAAACGGCAACAATTAAATCGTCTTCATCATGCTCATCCAGAACATCTTACACATCCGAAAATGATGGCGAGTTTGACAGTTCTGATAACAACAATTTAGAAAAGGATGAAAAAGAAGAAGGTAAAGATGAATACAAAGAAAATGAAGAAAATGATGGTAAAGACGATGACGACGATGACGACGATGACGACGACGAAGAAGAGCAAATTACTGCGACAATACCCCAATTTCCAGTCCAAGTAATATGTATGGAAAATTGCGAGAGAACATTCGACGATTTAATTATGGACAATGAATTATCCAAAGAGGAGTGGTTGTCGGCATTTATGCAAATTATAATGATTTTAATAACATATCAAAAAGTGTTTGCGTTTACACATAATGACCTTCATACAAACAATGTAATGTACATTGAGACAGAAAGAAAGTTTATTTATTATTGTTATAAAAAGAAATACTATAAGGTCCCCACTTTTGGACGAATTTTCAAAATAATCGATTTTGGTCGCAGTATTTACAAGTTCAGCGGCAAGACATTTTGCAGCGATAGTTTTAAAACCGGAGGCGACGCATCAACCCAATATAACACTGAACCCTATTTTAATGAGAATAAACCAAGACTGGAACCCAATTATAGTTTTGATTTATGCCGTTTGGCGTGCTCTATTTTTGACTATGTAGTTGAGGATTTGAATGAAATCAAAGACCTGTCAAAATGCGACACAATTAAACGCATCGTAGTAGAATGGTGTCTTGATGACAAAGGCGTCAATCTTTTATACAAAAATAATGGCATAGATAGATACCCCGACTTTAAATTATACAAAATGATTGCTAGGTGCGTTCACAATCATACACCACAGGCGCAATTAGAAAGACCCGAGTTCAAAGAATTCACTAATTTTAAGGGAGATGTGCCAAAGGATGTTATTAACATTGACGAAATGTCTTCATTGGTGTAAACTTAAATGATAAACTTAATTTATTGTATAATTAAAACCATGTAATTTTAATTATAAAATGTTATATAAATATTTTATTTTATTTATTTTATTTTTTCCAAGATAGTTAGTCCATTATTGTTATAGTATCTCTCTTTTATTTTCCATTTTGTATTGTAAATTAAAAATTCTTCAACTGCTTTCCATAAACCACAGTTTATTTCTTCAATGGGAAATCCAGAATCGATAGACTCCTTTTGAGCATTTGAACTATTACGAATTGTCTCTCCATAAATTTCATCAACCGTTGTATCATGTAAAATGATATATTTATTTGTATATTTACTAAATTTTGCTAGTTCTCTTTTTAACTGTCCATATATGTGCCATGTATCAATAAAAACAATATCATAATTTCCTTTTAATTCTAATTGTAAATTATTAATCCATTCATAATCTATTTTTAAATTAGTATTTTTTGTATAATTTAATAACTCGTCAACATTACATGATGTAATATCATTCATAAATAGTTGTTTTCTCTCTTTTCCATTATTTAATAAACCATAAGCAAATGCCCAACTAGATATAACTCCTCTTACACCAGTTTCAAATACACTTTCACATTCACAGGCATATTTATAGAGTGTTGGTATGTGTTCATTAATGTCAGAATTATGAATCGATAAATAATTAAATTTATTTTTAATATATTCAACATCTTTATTAATTTTATAATCTAAAAATTTATTATTTTTTACAATTTCACAATTCAATTTATTAAGATAATACCCTAATAAAACATCATATGCTGGAATTAAATCAACCACGTTTTTATGAATACATATTTGTTTCCATTCTTCATGAATCGTATTTAATTTTGGATACAATTTTGTTATTATTGATTTTGTAAGGATAATATCTGATTTTTCAAAATGAAAATATATATAATCATTTCCAATTTTTTGAAAATCACCTTCACCGCCAATATATAAATCCTTTGTTTTATCCAATGTATCTAAATATTGTAATAATTTATCAATATTCAAATATGTATCTGTTCCACATGTATAAATATAATCAAAATCATAATTTTCATAAATATGTTTATAGATAAACAAATCAGAATCACTACTTATATTTTCTAAATGGATATACTTTTTGTCATCCATTAACTCTGATTTTTCATCACCTAAAAAAAACAATACTTTAAATCCTAACTGTTCGCACTTTTTACCCCATGTTTCATTGATTTTCATGATTTCATTGTAATATTTATTTCCAGAAACGCGTATGCTAAAAATTATTTTATATTTTTTCTTTTCTAAAGATTCCTTATTTAATTCCTTATTTAATTCCTTATTTAATTCCTTATTTAATTCCTTATTTAAATTATTATACTCATTAATATAACTAAACTGTGATTCATAAAATCCTTTTTTGATATCAAACATACTTTTAACCTTTGGGTTTATTTTACAAATATTATAAATTTCCTTAATAATTTTAAGTGATTCATTATTTTTATAATAAAACGATGAAATATAGTAAGAAAACAATATATTCATATGACTTTCTGTGTAACTAAAAATATTATCTTTTGCCAATATTTGTTTACAACAGTCATAACATTCTCTATGATAATGAAAATCCAAATATTTTTGAATTATATTATCATATATTTTAGTTGCGCTGTATTCAGGAACTAATATTTTTTGACTTATAGTTCCATAGTCTCCGTAACTTTTTTCTATATCATCATAAAAGTCATCTAAAATTTCAAGATATAACATATCATCCCCGCTACAAAACCCAAGTTCTTTAGTTTTTATAAAATTCTCTTTTAATTTCTCCAAAATTTTTATACCAATTTCAATACCACATGTAAAAAACCCTCCACAAGCAACATTTTTGTAAGAACTATAATAGTCATTTTTATTTTCAATTAATTTAAATTTTTTATTAATTACATCTGGAACCATAATATGAAATTTTGTTGAATTACTGCTTTCTATTATTTTTATAAATTCACTTTTAGGGTATTTTTCACATATAAAAGCGTCTAACCATGAAAATTTATTAGTATTGAAAGGATTAAACTTAATAGTATCTAACATGAATTCAAATTTAGAACAGCATAATATAGAAGACTCTGATAAATCGTGATTATTTTTTTGATTCATTAAAAAATATTCAAAATTTCTCTCAATAATTAATGTAATATCTGAGAAACCATACTCTTTTCTTTTTGATTTAAATAATTCAACAAACTCTTTTTCAGTAAAAACAACAATATATAGTGGTAATTTAAATAAAAAGTTTAGTTTATCTATATAAATATCTAGTGACAAAGAAGGATCTATCTTTTTTTTATAAAAACTGGTTACAATTGTAAAATCGGGTATCATTAATTTTATAGTTATTTTATTTTTATATTTATATTTATTTTAACTGAAAGTATTTAAATAAAATAAAATAATTATTAAAATTATACTATATTATATTTTATTATATTTTATTATATTATATAAAAAATGAATTTAAATTCATATGGTTTCATAATAACACGACATGTAAATTCTGAAAAAACAAATAATTATTGGAATCGGTGTATTAAATTAATAAGAACATTTTATCCACATAGAAAAATAGTTGTCATTGATGATAATAGTAATCAAGAATTTGTGAAAGCAGAATTTGAATACAAAAATGTTATATATGAACAATCAGAATATCCTGGAAGAGGTGAATTATTACCTTATACTTATTTTTTAAAAAATCATTATTTTGATAACGCAGTAATTATTCATGATAGTGTTTTTTTTCATAAAAGAGTTAATTTTGAAAAATTAATAGGTTTAGATGTATTACCTTTTTGGCATTTTGATGCCGACAAAGAAAATTTTTTAAATACACAACATCTTTCAACCGTTTTAAAGAATACTCACGAGTTACAAGTAAAAATAAATATGAATGAAATTAATATTTTAGGTTTAAATAAAACTGGATGGAATGGAATTTTTGGTGTTCAAAGTTTTATTAACTATAATTTTTTAAATTATATAAATAATAAATACAAAATTACAAATTTATTACATGTTGTAAAAAATAGATCAGATAGATGCTGTTTAGAGAGACTTTTCGGAATATTATTTTCTAGTGAATCAAAAAAAAACATTAGTAATAAATCTTTATTTGGTCATATTCATAATTACCAAAATTTTGGATACTCTTATGACGAATATATAAATGATATTCATAATAAAAAAATTCCAAGATATATTGTAAAAGTTTGGTCTGGTAGATAGTCAGTCAACATTTTCAACAGTTGAGCAAAAAATAAAAATGCTTACTTACTAATGACATTCTAAATATTTAAAATGTTATTAATTAAAATTCAGGGTTTCCAGTAAATACCTGCGGCGACGATAGTAACACATTTTCTCCGGCATGGATAACAGGTTTTAGTTGATCTAAAACAAAATGACCAGCAATAACACTAAAATATACCAAAAGGGTATCTCGAATTAAAAACTTAAGTGGTTTATTTTCTTTATCAACAAATCGCATTTCTATAAATTTAACTATGAGAAAAACAATAGAAATGATTGCCGCGGTTATAAATATATTATTCATTTAAAATAATATAATTCTATTCTTTTTTTATTTTTACGCAAATCCATAATATAAAATGTAATTACATCTAAATAAATCCTACAATTGAACTAGCAACATCATTATTCAATTTTTTAATTTTTAATAATTCATTTTCAACTCTTATTTTATAAATTTCTGTGTATTTTGTAACAATGGTTTCAATTTCACTTAACTGTCTTTCAGACCTCCAAATGCTGGCTGCTTCCGCACTATTACACGGTCCGCCATATTCAACGGACCTTTTTTCTCTAATAACCTTAACTTCCTCAATTTTGCTCAATGTAATTTCATCATCTGGTCTCATTTTGATAAACCCACCAAGATAAAATTGACCCTTTGCCCACGAACTTCTTGTGTCAATTAAGTACTCTGTTAATACACTTTTTTTTAAACTGTCAAAAATTGCGCGTTCCTCGTCATTTTCAGGAACAAATGACAGTAAATTATTCAATGATGGTATACAACTCATGTTTTTATTTATTCTAATTATACTATTATTATTAGTAAATTGTATTTAAATCAATTTTTTCCACTTTTTCCACTTTTTCCACTTTTTCCACTTTTGAAAAAGTGGAGCAAAACCTTCCAAATTTAAGTTAAGTGTGTAAGAAAGTTAAAACAAAGTTAAAACAAAGGTTTTGCTCCACTTTTCCAAAAGTGGATTTAGTTCAATATTTCAAACTCTAAATTATCACTTAATAACTCGGGTAATTTTATTTCTTCTTGGATATTATGAATATCTAAATTATCAATTACAACATTGTCATTTTCAAATATTTTAATTTTAACATTCGACTCATTATCATCATCATCATTAGACCCAGAATCATATGATACACGCTCAGAATTCCTTTTTTCAATTGCTTCGACTGTTTTTGGTGCGCTAACAGGAACAACATTATTATCAGAATCCTTGACATAGTCAATATTATTAAAAGACAAATTTGGTTTTGTTGGTACTTCTTCTTGTTTTTGAACAGGAACGGCTTCCTCCACATATTGCTCTTTTATTTCTTCAGTAACATCTTGTTCAACTGTTTCATCCATATAAGCCTTCAAAATTGCCTCCACTGGAATACTCTCTCTAATAGTGTTTAAAATACACTCTTGAACAATGATTTCAAGTTCCCGATTATTTTTTTGCGTTTGTAAAGGAGGAATGCTCAATTCAAACAAATACACATTTTTATATACTTTTCGCGCTACATTAATGTATGCTTTGTGAATAAAATCATCTAATTTGGGGATATTAATATCTATTTTTTTCTGTTTTTGACCAACTCGCATCGCAGTTAACACCTTAAGTTGAATAATGTGAACACATGTAACTAAATCTTCTAAATAAGAGCAACCCGATTTTTCACTTATTCTTTTTCTCTCTGTTTCAATAATACTGGGATTCCATTTTGGGATTCTAGATATAAAATTCTGAAAAGTCATCAAGTATTTATCCAATTCTCCGTTATCCTTACATAATTTAACCGATTCTTCCAAAATAGATTTGTATCCATCGATCACTAAGGGTGTCAAAATTGTAACTAAACGAGAACACCATTCGTTTCTTGACTCATGTAAAGTGGCAATTGAAAAGTCGTCCATAATTACTAAATATTGGTTTTATATTTTATTTTTTTAAACTAATTATAAAATAAAATATTACTTATTGTTTTCTTCTTTTTTTGGTTTTTCTTTGTTTCTTTGATTTTCTTTTTTTATTTTTCTTACGTCTTTTGGTTCCACTACCACTAAGAAATTTACAAAATCGACCAATACAAGTCTTATTAGATTCATCCTGTTTTGGTCTCTCTACAAAAAATTTAATTGGATTTTCTTTCTCTCCGACATCTAAAAAATATGGTAACCTTGGTTTTGTTGGAACATTTAATATATTTTCTATTACATTTCCATCTTCATCTCTAGCTTCTTTCCAATAAATAGTTGTATAGCCACCTCCACTTCCTGTAAAACTGTAAGAATAATTTTTTACTTGCCCAAAAAGTTTTGCATTTTCTAAATCACCATTTTCAGAAAAAAATAAATAATCATCTTCTGTCACTTCTTTGCGATTAACATCACGTAAATCTTGTTTAGATACAAGAGGAAGTTCAATATAATTATAAATAGTTGTATTTATTGGAGAACCATATTCCCTTTTTTCATCATTTGATGTCATTGCATGTAATGGCGAATATGACATTATATATACTTTTATAAAATTTATTTTATAAATTATAAAATCACATAAAACTAATATTTTCTAGAGATAATTCTGAACTTAAAAAAATAAAATTCAATACAAATAAAATCAATATTTTCTCATTCCTAAATTCTTTCCGCGTTTTGTTAAATGTTAAAATCAATTCATATCTTTTTTCTTGGGAAAAACTCGACTCCATAAATTTGGGGTTATCAAATATATTAATAATATCTAAACCACTATAACCGTTTTCATATATTTTTGTTGAAAACACAATTAACTCTTTTATGGAGTCAGAATCGTCAATCGTTTTATTGTATTTCATCAGTTCTTTTTTTAACCATTCGCTTCGAGTATGTTTCACATCTTTTGTTTTGAATGTGTTATCAATATTGTATTTATATAAGTTAACAATAGAACCATTAATTATGGGTTCGGGAATATAAATCTCGCAAAATCGCGATAATATTGGTTTTAATAATTTATACTTATCTTCTACAATAATAAAAAATCGTGTATTATGACTAAATAACTCAATACATCTTCGTAACGCAGACTGCGCGTCCATTGTTAACTTATCCGCGTTAGATAAAATAATGCTTTTGAAAACATCTCCTCCATGGGAATTAATATGAGTCTTGGCAAAAAATTTGAGTTCCTCTCTAATAAATTTAATACCTTTACCGTGTGCGCAATTTACATAACAAACAAGTGATTTAATTATATTTTTATCATTATTGTAAATATTTTTAATGAATTCATTCACAATGGTTCTTTTTCCACTTCCAGATGGACCATGAAAAATAATATTGGGAATTTTACATATTTTATTGAAATATTCTAATTTTTCTTTTATTTCTGTAT